GGCTGATGAGGGACGTGCCGGCAGCGGAAGAGGAGCTGTTAAGAAAATTCGAGGCCTTTGTCGACGGCTTCGTCAAGAAATTGCCAGTCGCCCCGCTTGAAAGCAACGGGGACATGTTCATAGACTGGATCCGACGCGCACCTTACTCAACAAAGAGGAAGGCCATGCTGCAAGAATCGTTCGATGCGCTGCGAGGCGGGTACCCAACCCCGCGAGACTGCCATCGGATTGCTGGGTTCATCAAATCAGAGTTCTATCTGGTCTGGAAAAACGCCCGCATGATCAACTCCCGGAGCGACGCCTTCAAGGTCTTTGCCGGCCCTTTGATCAAAAAAGTGGAGGACATCCTCTACCAGATTCCTGCGTTTATAAAGCATACTCCAGTTCCCGAACGGCCTGCGAAAATCGAGGAGATTCGCAGGGCCGGCTGGAAGTATTATGTGTCTGACTACACTGCATTCGAATCTCATTTCACCAAGAGGTTTATGGACGCGTGCGAGTGCAAGCTTTACCTGCATGTCCTACAAAACTCCTTCATGTCCAGGAAATTCTGTGAAACCGTCACTGGTGAGAACAGGATCAAGACGCGAAGTGGGTTCTTAGCGATTGTCGAAGCGCTCCGCATGTCCGGCGAGATGTCGACATCAGCGGGGAATGGTTTCGCTAACCTAATGTTGACGCTCTTCTTTGTTACGGAACAGGGAGGGCATTTGGAAGGGTACGTCGAAGGCGATGATGGCATCTTCGCGACCGATGTGACATTGACCACGGAAATGTATCGCAGGCTTGGATTCACTATCAAGCTTGTGGAGGTTGCTGACCCCTTGGAGGCCTCCTTCTGTGGCATCATCGCAGGCCCGTCACGGCAGATCGTGCGTGACCCAGTCAAGTTCATGGCAGGATTCTCCTGGACCCAGTCGTTCATCAACGCTGGGGACAAGGTGATGAATGAACTCCTGAGGGCCAAGGCGCTGTCCGCGGCGTACGAAACACCCCACTGTCCGATAGTGGGGGTGTTCGCCAGGGCAGCGTTGACTGCGACGCGCGGTAGTCATCCCAGATTCATTAACGACGGATATCATAAGTGTCCGGATGAATTCACCGTGCCAGAGTTTAGTCCGACATCGGACACTCGCGAGATGTTTGCGAGGCTCTATGGGATAAGCGCCGAGACGCAGCTTGAAGTAGAAGCAGCGATCTCGGCGGGGAACATGGCGAAGGTTGCCCACCTCTGTCCCGCCCCGGCGGACATGCAGAGGTACGCCATGAACTACCTGCACATCGGGTAAGCAGGTGAGCGTCCCCCCTGTAACTTAGGCGTAGATGGTTGTCCAGGGGAAGGGTTCGTCCCTCCGCCACGAATCGACTCTTGCTCACCCCCCGCCGCGCGCAGGCCGCCGCGCGGTGTGTATTCAGGCCAGACCCAGAA